GATGATGAAACACCAAGACTGGGAGATCTGACCTTAAGTTACAACCCATTTATTTCCATTCCCCTGATTTAGTCCCATGTTCCATCTGTATCAGCCTGAGTTTATTGAGTGGCCGGTGAGTGTTGATTTACCGGCCAAGGGTGGCGTGAAAAAACCGTATCGGTTCACGGCACATTTCCGGGTGCTGGACGAAGAGGATTGTGATGCACTGCAGGCGCAGGAAGCGCAGATGGTGCTGGCAATTCGTCACCGGCTGGAGCTGCTGCAGGGGTTCAGCAAGGATGATCCAGAGAAGCCAGCGTTTGCCGAGCCGCTGCCGTGCACGTATGAGGATCTGGCGGATGAGGTGCTGTGCGGCTGGGGTGATGAGGTAGTGGGCCAGGATGGCGAGCCGGTGGAGTTCAGTGATGCGAGCAAGTCGAAGATGTATCGGGTGCAGGGTGCCGCGCAGGCGATTTATCAAGCGTGGCGCGAGAGTTTAGGGAAGCCGAGCGAGAAGAGTGCAGCGAAGGCTGGAGGGCTGCGGGCAAAAAACTGATTGATGCGGCGCGGTATCTGGCCGGCGCCGCAGATGATGAGGGGGAGGGCGATGATGCTGCCGAAGCGCGAGAGGTGTTTTTCGGCAGTGCCCCGGCGCCAGTAGATGATATGCCGAAAACGTTTGGCGTGTTGGCGACGAATGCAGAGGCATTGGGATGGTTTATGCGTCTGCAAACGCAGTGGCGTGTAGGGATGAATGGCCCGTACGGGTTGGATTATGGCGTATTCATAATGATGGCTAAAGACGAGGAAGTGAAGCGCGGCGATCGGGTGTGGATATTGGAGGATTTACGGTTGATGGAAAGGGAGTATTTGGCGGCTTTTAGACTGAAGCAGGCCAGGGCGAGCGGGGCGACATGAGCCGGATGAGCTTGGATACAGCGATCCGGCTGTCGGCTGAGGTAAAGGGCGGCGGTGCGATTGATCGTGTTAAGCGGTCGTTGCAGGATTTTGGAAAGACGGGTCTAACAAGTAAGCGTGATCTGGATCAGTTGCGTGCGGCGACATTTCAGTTCAGCCGCGCCAATGATCAAACAATTGCCGGTTTACGGAACAGCATCAGTGCGTTTCGTGGATTGCAGGAACAGGCAAGGATTGGCAGCCGTGAGTTCAAGCGTTACGGCGACGAGATCAAGCAACTGGAGGGGAAGCTAAAGGGCCTGGACGGAGCGGCGAGTGCTGCAGGCACCAGCTTGGGCCAGAAGTTGGCGGCAGGGCTAGCAGCCGCTGGCGTTGGGCGTGCGCTGCAGGGGATCACAGCACAGGCTGGGCGGTTTGATGCGGAGGTGCGGAAGGCTGCTGCGATTGAAGGCGGTGCAGGATCGTTTGGTATATTGCGGAAGGAGATCGAGGCAGTTGCTGCTGCTGCTGCTGGCACGCCTACCGAAGTGGCGGCTCTGGCAACGTCATTGAGTCGCGCAGGTTTTAGCGCAAAGGAAACAACGCAGGCGCTGGCTGGGATTGTGCGTGGTGCTGAGGCTACCAGTATTACGTTTGAGGATATGGGCAGCATCGCCGCAGACAACCTGCGGGCGTTTGGTCTGCAGACGGTTGAAACCGGCCGGGTGGTGGACGTGCTGACCCAGACGGCCAACAAGTCGAATCAGACGGTGTTGGACCTAGGCGAGTCGATGAAGTATGCGGCGCCGATCGCCAGGAACCTAGGCGTGCCGCTGGAAGACCTGGCGGCGACGATGGCGCTGCTGGCGAACAATGGCATCAGGGGTAGTGATGCGGGTACGGCACTGCGAACAGGCTTGACGCGGCTGCAGATCGCCGCGAGTGGCAGCAATGAAGAACTGGAGGGTTTGTCCAGAGGCAACCAGCTGCTAGCGCGTGCGATGCGCAGTCTCGGATCAGAGATCATTGATACAAGAGGAAACCTGCTGCCAATGGATCAGGTAATCCTGAGCCTGCGGAAGAATATCCAAGCGCTGAGTGCTGGCCGGCGTGCAGAGATTGCCAAGGCATTGTTTGGTGACGAGGCTGGCTCCAAGTTCCTGGCGTTGCTGAATAGCAGCGAGGAACAGATCAAGTCGATGTTCGGCGCTGTGCGTGATAGCGGCGGCGTTGCGGAGGCTACGCAGAAGAAGATGCAGGGGTTCGATTATGCGGTGAAGGTGTTAGGCGGCAACGTCGAGTATCTAACCAACCAGATTGGCGGGATGATTGGCGCGGCATTGATGCCGTTGATTAGTGGGTTGAATGGTGCTATTGGGGCAGCGCAGAAGTTGCCGGATCCGGTGAAGCAGGTTGGCGCGGCGGCGGCGGCGGCTGGTATTTCAGTTGGTGCGCTGGTTCTGGCGATCAATGCACTAAAAACTAGCCTTGGTGTGGTGACAAGTATCAGAGCGGCAGCTGTTGCGCTTACGGGCTATAGCGGCGCGGCAACTGCAGCAGGCGCGGCATCAGCGACGGCAGCAACCAGGGCAGGGATGTTGCTGAGCACGTTGACGAAGCTGGGCAAGATTGGCCTGATTGTGATTGGGGTTAAGTTTGCAATCGAGGGCCTCGATGAGCTGATCACCGGATTGGTTGGCGTACGTGATGCGGAGGGATCAGCCCGCGCAATGGCAGAACGTCGCGGGTTGACGTATGTACCTAGCGCAGCGGTGCAGCGGCGCAATGCTGCAGCGAGTGATTATGTGTCGCCGTTTGCTGGTGCAAGGGATCGAGCGTTTGCGTTGGCGCAGCAGATACAGCCGGGGCAGCCACGACCAGGTGCTGGTGGTCCTGTTGCGCTGCCTGTGGTGCCTGCTGGCGGTGCTGCTGCAGGTGGCGGCGGTGGGGGTGGTAGGGCTGCTGTTGCGGTTGCGGAGTCGATGGGCGCGCAGATTGCAAAGGCCCTCCAGCAGTCGCTCAATCTGACACCCGCGCAGTCCGCTGGAATCGTTGGCAACCTGATGCGCGAGTCAGGGTTGAATCCACGGATCAACGAGGGTGGCGCAGTAGGGCTGCCCCGCGGTGTTGGTGGTTACGGGCTGGCGCAGTGGACGGGCAGCCGGCAAACCGATCTAGTGAGGTTTGCCGGCGGTGCTGGTGCAGCCGGCAATCTGCAAACCCAGCTGCGGTTCATAGTCCATGAGCTGTTGGGGCCTGAGTCGCGTGCACTGGCATCGCTGCGGCGCACTACAACGCCAGAGGAAGCGGCTGTAGTGTTCGATCGAGATTACGAACGGAGCGGCATCAAGGCGCTACCAGAGCGCAAGGCAAATGCTCGACGGGTGTTCAGTGAGATCGCCGGCACTGGCCCTGGTGCGGGCCTAGATGATTTTGCATCCACGCTTCAGGCCGAGGCGAAGGCTGCCGAGGATCTGCAACAGAAACAAGCCGAAGCCAACAAACGCCTAGAAGAGTTCGTCGAAGCACGAACCAAGAGCATCACGGAGCTGGAAAAAGAAATCGAGTTGTCGGGTGCTACGACAGAGATTGATCGTCAGCGGCTGGAATATGCGTTTGAGCGTAATGAGATTATCGACAAGGCAAAGCAACAGGAGACTGACCTGCTGGCGATACAGGAAGAACTGAAACAGCTAGGGATTAATCAAAACATCGACAAAGAAAAGGCTCGAATTGAAACCGAAAAGAATCGCGCCCTGCTGGTTCTGCAGAAACGAGAAGAACAGGAGATCAATGATCTGATCGCCGAACGTGTGCGGATGATGCAGGCGCTTACGTTGGATGTAATGTCACCATCAGCGTATAACCCGCTGGAGCAGCAGAAGGCAGATTTGGATGCGTTGCTGCAAAAGTATCCGATGGTGGGTGCTGCAGCGGATCAGGCGGCAGAGCTGGCCAGTAGGGGCTTTGCTGACATGGTGACAGGTGCCAGGTCTGCCAAGGAAGTATTTGCCGACTTCCTTAAGGGAATGGCTGATGCGCTGATACAGACGGCCAAGACGATGATTGCGCAATATATCGCGATTGGTATTGCCAAGATGTTTGCCTTTCCATCGGCGCCCGGGATGGCATTCAATCCCAGCGCAGCTGGGCCATTTGGCGCTGGAGGCTTGTCTACGGGGCTGAGTTTCACGCCAGGGTTTACGGGGTTTGCAAACGGCGGCGTTATGTCATCGCGTGGCCCGATGCCGTTGCGGACGTATTCCCGTGGAGGTGTTGCCAATTCTCCCCAGGTGGCAGTGTTTGGCGAGGGGATGATGAATGAAGCGTATGTACCGCTGCCGGATGGTCGCAGGATTCCTGTTGCGATGCAGATGCGTGACGATGTAGGCCGCGATCGGATGCGTGAATTGATGGGTGCATCACCAGCTGGCAACGGATCACCGGTGTTGAATATGAGCTTTGAGACTGGTTACGACCCGATCAACAAAGTCGAGTATGTCACTGTTGAACAGCTGCAGGCATCGGCCCGCGAAACCAGGAAGCTCGCCGCAAGCGATGGCGCCAAGCGTGGGATGAGCATGACGCTGGACAGACTGCAGCAGAGCCCGAGCACACGTAGCAGGGTAGGGATCCGCTGATGTCAATCGAGTTCCCTCAGGTAAAGCCATCCGGTCGGCGGATGCGTCTGGGCCGGTATCCAGTCAAGACGTACCGGAGTATGGCGGGAACTACGGTGAAGCGTAGTTATGGCAACAAGGCGTATGGGTATGAGCTGTCATTGACATTTGCCAACCGGCGACAAGGTGATGTGCGTCAAATCACGAACCATTATGGGCGTGTTGAAGGTGGATTTGAGCGGTTCACGTTACCAGCTGAGGTGTTTGCTGGTGTAGACACACCACTGCGTACAGACCTGAGGAAGCCGAGCAATATCTTGTGGGAGTATGCCGAGCCGCCGGATATTGACTGGGCGCAAAATGCAGTCGGCATTGCAACGGTAACTGTGACGCTGATTGGCGAGCTGAACGTATGAGCAGCCAGATTAGGATCGCGCAGCTGTTCAATCTGCAAACCAGCACCGGCACTAGACATCGGTATCAAAACTACTTTATAGGGCAGCAGTATCAGTACGTCGGTGCAAAATATGACTTTGCGCCGTTTCAGGCCAATGGTGCAACGGCCAGTCTGAATGGTGACAACAACCCTTTGCAGGTGCTGTTTCCCAATCTGGAAGTGGTGCTCAGGTTAGTCGAAGAAGGCAATGGAAACCGTCTTAGTGAATTGACGCTAACGACGCTGTGGCTGACAGCATCGGGTGGTATTGCCAACCAGTATGAGGATTACTACGTTGGTGCTGGCGCTGGGTTTAATGATGACACGGTAGAGTTGCGTTTTCGATCAGCAATGGATAGTGTGGGCAGTGATTTCCCGGCGCGTACTTTAACGAGCGACAACGTAGGGGTGCTGCCATTGAATGCAGACTTGTACCTGCGATGAATGATTTGATCGGCTTGCAGTATCGGTGGGGTGCGCGGCCATCAGACGGCGAGGGTTGCACTGATTGTTTCCAGCTGGTGTGTGAAGTACGGCGCCGGTTGGGGCTACGAGATTATGCAGAGCAGTTTGAGTGGGTGTATGAAGAGCACACGTCCGACACGTTCACATTGCTACAGCTGCGGCGGTTTTTAGAGCGTAACGGTCAGGTTGTCGAATTGCCGGAATGCGGTGATGTGCTGCTGTTTCCGTCTACGGGTGGTGCGGCAATGGGTGTGGTAATTGAAGGGTGGGTGATGTTTATCACGGCTGGGCAGACTGTGGGACAGGCACCGATGCCGCGTGGTGTTGGGCAGTATTTTCGGATGCGATGAGACCGTTACTGCCGTATGAGCACCAGCTGATTGAACAGCTTGGGGTAAGCAAGGAAGAGTACCTTGATTTTCTGGCGGTGCAGCGTGACTGCAGCCAGAGCATCGAGGAACGGCAGCAGGAGTTACGGGGTGATCCGCTAACCACATCCATCATTTTGACGGTGGTTGGCATCCTGTTCCAGGTGGCGAGCATGCTGCTGATGCGGCCATCGCTTCCCAGTAGCCGATCACCGCGGCAGACAAGAGAGCAGCGGTTTGCGCCACGGTTTGGGTTCAACAGCTCCCAAGAGCTGGCGCAGTATGGCGATCCGATCAATCTGGTCTACACCAACACCAAACAGAACCCAAGGGGTGGGGTGAGGGTTGCAACGTCGCTGGTGTGGAGCAGTGTGCGGAGTTATGGCAGCAGTCAATTCATGCAATTGTTGCTTGTGGTAGGTGCGGCGAGAGTGCGTACGATCGATTGGGATCGTGTTGCATTTGGCCAACTGCCATTGCGTGAGTTTGCTGCATCAAAGACATGGCTGTATTACAACAGCAACGGTCGTGTATCGTTTGCTGATCGAGTGATTGGTGATGATAGTGATCCGTCAAGGGTAGGCGCTGCATCGGCTGACGATGTATGCCGAATCATTGATGGTGCGGTACGGCGTACAGGATTTAGCCAGACGTTTAGCCCGTCTAGTTTGACCAGCTGCGGGGTGTTTAATCCTATCCCGATCAATGTAGAAGTACAGGAGCGGAAACAGAATGGAGATATTGAGACTGCCAACAATGGGATTACGTTAACCAGTAACGGATGGGGGGCTGGCGGCACTGGACGGTATGCGGTTGGTGCAGTGATAACAATTGTATTTGCAAAGGCAGAGGCTAAGAAGGATAACGTAGCGCAGGAAGCTGCAAAGGAAGCACGGTATCAGCTGGTTGAAAGTTTAGATCGTGGCAGCACGTACATGCTGGGGACTGCCAAGTTTGCGCTGCAGTCGATTACAGATGATGTAGATCTTGATAACAATGAGATCCGCGCAACGTTCAGGTGCATTGCGGCAGGGCGGACACCAATTACAGACTATAGCGAGCGCAGTGCACCGAAGAACGATGACAACTTCTACACCAAAGCACTGGTAAAGGCAGATGCTGCAGCGTATCAGACGGTGACGGCATGTGATCTGATTTCATTTTCAATGCGGGTAAAGCTATTCCGTAGGATTCAGGGTAGGGCAAGGCAGTATGGCGAAAGCAAGCCCGATGGTTACAAGATCTCCGACAATGGCGTAAAGGCCAGGACAGCATTCTTCAAGGTGTATTACAGACCACTGGGTCAGCGTGATGCAGACTTGCTGCCGGTGATTATTGCAGCACGGCGATCAACGGATCTGGACAATTTTATCAGCGTTGATTTCAAGGCTGGTGTACGTGGGCGGAAGTGGGATTTTAGGTTTGAGCCGATTGGCGATATTGGTGCGGAGATGCAAGAGAATGGCATCAGCCAGTTTGCAGTAATTGAAAACTCAGGCAACAGCGCGACGTTTACGCATAAGGGTAATCAGTTCCGATGGATTGGGCGGTTGGCTGGGGTGAACGGGGTATTCAAGGATCGTGGCCCTGTATTAACTAATGAATGGGATCTGTTCAGTGTGCGGTCAGACACTGACATTCAGTTTAGTTTTGAGAGCGGGCCAGAGTTTGCAATCACAGCTGTTACAGAGCAACAGTTGGGAGAGTTGACGCGCAAGTATGACGCGATGAGCATGTTGGCGTTTGGTGTATTTAGTGGTCGCGGTGTGCAGGATTTGCGGAGTGTGACAGCGTATGTCACCAATGGTAAGGATAGCTATGTGGTGGATGAAGAAACTGGAGCAACGTCAAAGGATGTAAACAGTACCAGTTACGCACCTGATATTTTCGCTGATACGGTACTGGATAAGGAGAACGGGATCGGAAAGTATGCCAAGCCATCAGGTGTTGAATGGCAGATGTTGGCATTGTCTAAGCGATTCTGTAAGAACAACGGACTAGGTTGTCAGTTATTCATGGACCCGCTGATTTCAGAAGCTGGATCATGGCGGCAATTCTGGGCAGAAGTTGCTCCGTACAGTTTGCTGGAGTTTGCCAAGATCGGCGGGAAGGAGACGCTGGTGCCTGCAGTGCCAGTGAATAATGCAGGCCTGGCCAATCGGCGGGTAACGATTTCTGCGCTGTTCAACCAGGGGAACATTCTTGAGGGAAGTTATCGTGAAGAGTTTTTGGACTATGGCACCAATGTTCAGGATCTGATCGCAACGGTGATTTATCGGGAAACCGAGAGCGATGATGTGTTTCCACGTAATGCAAGCGTTGATGTGCGGTTGCGAGATACAGATGAAAGCAATGCAATCCGCCAGTCGTTTGACATTAGCCAGTATGTAACGCAACGCGAGCAGGCTGTATTGTTCGCTAAGTTGCTATGCAATCAACGTCGATGGGTGCGCCGTGGCGTTGAGTTTCAGACATTCCCGACTGACTCACCGATCAGTCCTGGAGCATATATCTATGTGGATATTGGGCTGAACACTTGGGACCAGATTACGTCGGGTGTGGTGATGGATAATGGCGAGTTGAATGCACCACTGACTGATCGTATCCGAGATGGGCAGTATAGCGTGCTAGTGCATAAGGCAGGCGATCGTGTGCGGACGTTCGACAATGTGCCGGTTTCCAGTGGCCGTGCGCCCAGTTTGCGGGAGTATGCCGGCTCGATGTTCGTGCTTGGCGCTGCAGCAAATCGGAAGCGGGTGTTTAGGGTGACGGAAGTGGTGATGAGCGAGGAAGGTGAGGTAACAGTGAAGGCATTAGAGCACCCGTGCGAGATCAATGGTAATGAGGTGCTGAGCCGGATTGCCGACTTCAGCGATGCACTGTTCACCGTGGTGTAGTGGATAGCCTGATGGTGATGTGGTAGGCAGCAGATGGGTTATTACACAGGCCGCACCGCCGCCTTGCGGTTTAACGGGAAGCCCGTTGCAAAGGTGCAGAACTGGTCACTAGAGAGCAGCGTGCAGCTGCTGCCGACCGATGATCTAGGGAGTGATGCCAACACGTTTACGCCTGGGAAGAAGGGTGGAACAGGCAGCGCGACGATGATGTATTACAGGCTGGAGCCTGGCGAGAATGCAACCAGGACAGAGTTCACGTCACTGCTGAATAAGATCCACAAGAAGGGTCCGATTGTGCCTGGTAACCGTGTCGAGCTTGATCTGGTTATTGATAGCAGCCCAGGTGCCAGCAATGACATAATCAGATGCAATGCGTACATCACTAGCTGCGTGCTGGGCAGCGCAACAGGTGAGCTGAGCATAGTGCCGTTTCAGTTTACGGTGGATGGTGATTTTATCGATGTGATCGAGTGACGGTGTGACGTACTATCTTGGCACTAAAGGTAATGTCAAACTGCGGCGGGGCAGCAAGGTAATTTATGGCGGCATTGAAGATCAGATTATCCCCGATGATGTGAATACAGCGCTTAACCGATTGTCGTTTGACAAGGCGCTGGACAATATCCTGATTGGTGATCGGCTCGACCTGAGCACTGCTGATGCGCGTGGGCTGGCGTGTTTCCCGCCCGAGACGTGGGGGCTGGCCAGCAATGCCACATCAGAAAAAACGATCACTGCATATGTGCATGTGAATGAAATGGGCGGGTTGCGGTTTTTCCGTACATTTCAGGATGCAGTCAATAATGTACGGGCTAATGAGATCCCGCTTGCAGCGTTCAATGGCGCACCATTGGAGATCAGCGCACGAATCCGTGATGTATCGTATAACGTGTTGGGTTGCGTGGAGCGATATGAATACAATACAGATCGAGCGACGATTGAGGCATCATCGCTTGAGGATCGATTTCGCCAGCAGCTGTCAGCAGGGCTGATCAGTGGCGCTGGGCGAATTGAGTGTGAGTTCAATTATCGAACGACGGGATTTACAGAGCCAGCGTTGCTGCTGCTGCAGTTGATCCAACGCGTGGAGATTGGCAGCGAGTTTGATCTTGCGCTGTACCTGACGGATAAGGCTATTGATCCAACGGTTGATACGATATTTTATGACCTTACAGCTGTCGTCAATCGTGCCGGCGTTCAGGTTGCAGCGAACGACATTGTACGCTGCGGCATTGATTTTGTCACTACCGGCGACATCCGATTGATTTACGGTAAGCCGGCAGAATACATCTTGAAAGAAGATGACGATCGGATTGAGCTGGAGCAGTCGCTGGATTATCTGCTGCAGGAGATTGACGACTGATCACGGTTCATAGCCTGATGGTGTGACGGTCGCGGCGAGACCTTGGCGGATCAAAGGATTTCCCAACTCACCAGGCTGACGAAGGCTGGTGCTGCAGCAGGTGATCTGGTGCCTGTAGCGGACATATCCGCCAGCGAGTCGAAGGCAATAACGCTTAAGGATCTGGTTGCTGCTGGCATTGATCTGGTCGATGCGGGGGAGATCGACCTGTCGAAGCTCGACCAGGCCAGTGTTACCAAGCTGGGTACTGGTGCACTGGCTGATGGTGCAGCGACTGCAGCGAAGCTGGCAGCAGATAGCGCTACGGCAGTGGCCGGGGCAGCGCCCATCACCGGTAATCATCGCGGCAGGGGATGGTTCAACAGCAGCACCGGCAACCTGCAGGTATGGGACGGTGCAGCATTTGCGCAGGTGGTGCTGCCTACGGCTGGCATTGGCGACCTGCAGGTTACGACAGGCAAGCTGGCCGATGGCGCCGTCACCACTGCGAAGGTATCACCGCTTGGATCAGCAGCGTACGCGGCTGGATCGGTCAATACAGCAGCACTGGCTGATCTGGGTGTAACGACCGGAAAGATCGCCTTGGGGGCGATCACAGCGGCAAGGCTGGCGGCTGGAGCGATTGAGACAGCAGCGCTGGCACCTGCTGCTGTGACGTACAGCAAGCTGCAGAATCTGAGCGGTACAGACCTGCTGCTGGGGCGTGCTAGCGAAGGTGCTGGAACCGTTGAGGAAATCCCTCTGACGGCTCAAGGGCGTGCATTGATCGCTGGGTTGAGTGCAGAGGAACAGCGAAACACGCTGGGACTGGGGACACTGGCGACTGCATCCGGCACATGGGCGAATGGATCGTCGTTCAGTGGCACCAGCTCTGGCAATAACACGGGTGATCAAACGATCACGCTGACCGGTGATGTAACTGGCAGTGGCACGGAAACGTTTGCGGCAACGATTGGCGATGGAGCGATTACCGAGCTGAAGTATGCCGCGCTGAGTATTCCGACCGGTGCATTGCAGGATGATTCGATCACTGCTGCAAAGATGGCAGACCAATCTGCTGCAGTGGTATCCAATGCAACGCCATCAGGCGATGGTGCATTTGTTGGTCAGCAGTGGATCCATACCAGCACGGCTGCGGTGTATTCATGGACTGGCTTGGAATGGCTGAAACTCGATTCAGGTGAGTTGCTGGCGACTGATGTGCCTAATCTTGATGCCACAAAGATTGTAAGCGGCGAGTTTCCGGCTGATCGACTGGCCGCTGCGGCTGTAACACGAACTAAGCTGGCGAATTATGCAATAGGCAGTATTGGGGAAGTATTCCCAACTGCTGACTTTATCTCCCAGCTCCACTTTAATCCGCTGAACAAGACGTTTTATATGTGGGATGGGAACGTCTATCAGCCGATTGGGATTAGCTCTGGCGCGGTAGTATTTGCTGGCACGTATA